CATCTCAGAGACCGGAGGAGGGGGGAGAAGAAGCCACTCGTACATGTTCACCACGTAGATGTCCACAGAGCTGTCCAATTCCTGAAGCTCCTTGGCATGCTCTTCGGCCTCGCCCTTGGTTCCAAATGCACCACGAATCTTGATCATGAACTCAGTGTGCTTGGCACCCTCGGCGGGACGAACCCAGCCACCATCAAGGTTACCGACAAATGAAAGGCATGCCCATGACACACCAGGAACGACGAGTTTATCCTTTGCAAGACGAGACATTGTACTCTAGTATATAATTTCTTCTTTAACTGTAAGATGTCACAGAAGATAATAATTTATGTGACCATATGGTTGCTCCTTTTGTCCTTTTTGAAGTTGGTCAAAGAACCCAAGAGTTTGGTGACGCTTAGGGAAAGGTACACTAAATTGCGTGAAGAGTTTTCCAAGCTACCGAGAGGTCACAAATATCGAAAGTTGGAAGAACCCATTCTATTGGTGGGCTATCACGGAATGCAGGGAGGGCTTTTGGGATTCAACACCAACAAGGGTTCGGAGATCGGTCTTTGTGTCGACGGGTGCCCCAACGAACTGATGCACGTCCTTCTGCACGAACTTGCCCACGCGACAGTCAAGGAGTATGATCACAGTCCGGCATTCTGGACGAACCTGGACGAACTCAAGGAATTCGCTGAGGGCAAGAAACTTTACAAGACCATCGAAAACCCCAAGGGATTTTGTGGTGCTCGCATCCATGATTAATTTTGTGGCTCAATATTAATATGGCTGACGTTGCCGCCGCGATGCCCGCGCTCAATCCCGCCGAGGCTGTGTACTTTATCAGTCTTTACTTTTTCAATTACTTTGTTCTCCAGTTGGTGAGCAAGGTCATGGCGCTGATGAACAAAACGGAGCCAGAGGAAGGTTCGGACGAAGAGAGGACTGCGACATTCCAGGAGTTCTTCACACTCTTGTTCTACATCCTATCGGTGATTTCACTATTGTTCATCACCCTTCAGGCCAAGGGCTCCAGTCGCCCGGCGACTTTCTCGGGGCTGGTCGTTGCATTGATTGCGGTACCGAGTTCTCTGGGTCAGTTCGATCTCTTCAATGATCCCTACTGGAAGTATCTGGTACCTCTCGGCGTTTCGCTGGTAACTAATTATTATATCGGGTAATAGCAGAATGGCGGAACCTTATCTTCCGACAATAAAGGATTTTAACTTTTTCTTCAAGTTTCTCTTTGCCTATTTCTTCCTCCAGGTCTGGGCGATTTTGATTGGTCAGGATATCCCTAAGGAAGACAAACGCACCAAGGAAGACTATGAAAAAGCCATAGCCAGGTTGGAAGCGAAACCCGAGGACGAACTTACGTTCTACGAAACGATCGAACTCAAGGCATCAAAAACAGCACTCGAGAGGATGGAGAAAAATCCCATCAGCGAAGATCAAGAAAAACTCTCCAAACAGCGTCGCCAGTTGTTCAAGTTCATGTTCCTCTCGGCGTCGATGTTCATTTTCGCATCTGTGATGATCGGGTTTTTGGATGTTCCCGCAAGGGACGTTGGAAACATCGCCGTATTTGTTTTCATCACCGCTTCCCTATTAAAGTATCTTTTTGATTACACGATCACAAATAGTCAAGTTCGCATGATCATTCTTTCGGGAATTGCACTTTATGTGGACTCTCTTCGTGAAACTGCCGGACGCATCGCCGCCCAATTTTAAAATCCAGAATAATAGTAATAATGGATGTATCGAGTCCAGGGTACATGTTTGGTTCTTGGGTCCTATGGTCGGCCCTGATCCTACCTACCATGTATCTTAACGTCAACAGTGACCCAAATAAGGCCAAGGACGAGATGTGGAAACGCATCGCCGTGGTTTTCGGTCAGGTGTTGCTCGCGGGAGGTGCATTTGCCGCAGCCCCAGCTGCCAGGGCACTTCTCATGAATCCCATACCTCCCATGGTGATGGGTTCTATGCTGTATGTTCTCAAGTATATCGAAAAATCAAAACCCTTTGATAAGAACGAACTTGTCAAATGGGTCGCCGTCTCGTCGCTGATCGCCACGATCGCCATCCCTCAGTTGATTGCTGGCGTCAAGAGGGGCAACTTCGTGGGCGGTGAATACTCTGGTCTCAAACCCGGGACGGTTGGCTACACAGTCGCGTCGTTCTTTGTTTGGGCGGTCATGATCTTGCCCATGATCAAGTCGCGATTCGAGAGCGCAGACAACAAGGTCGTCAAGGGTGAGCAGCCGGCAGAACTTTCAGAGGCAGAGAAGAAGATTGCAGATCTTCAGAAACAACTCGGCGAGGACAAGACCGGCATCATCAGTTTCTTTCCGATTCTCGCAAGACTTTTGGTCGTGGCTGCAGTGGCATCCATCCCACTCATTCAGTCCTACATCAGCAGTCCCCTTTCACCCGTGATTGCTATCGCCATCTATCTCGCGCTTCGCACGGCTCGTCTGCTTACCGACACCGAAGCCGCGGTTCTTGCGGCGGTCGCGTTGATTCCCCAACTCCAGACACTTGTGCGCAATCCCATCCCTCCGGTCATCATGATTGTCATGTATCTGTTTATGAAGAACATCGGCGTCAGCGAAGACAACATTGTGGGGAACACGGGAGTGGTTTCATTGATCCTTGCGGTTGCCTTCCAGGTAATCCAGGATTCCCTTCCGACCATTCTCAGCGCCAAGGGGGCAACTCTGACCACCGGATCTTCGTTCTATAACAATATCAGTTTCTTGGGTTGGCTCGTGCTGGCGCTTCCCAGCATCTACTTCTTCCTTCGCGGACGCAATGAAGTCAATGGTGATAAGATTACACTCCTTCCTTACAACACAACCAGGAAAGGGTTTGAAAGCATCGAGGAGTGGCAGAAGGATAGCTTTCAGTTTATTCAACTGATTGTTTTCTACCTACTGGCAGTTGGTATCCAGTCCTTCCGCGGTCTGTTCATGAATCCGGTACCTCCGGCGGCTATGTTGGGTCTGCTCGCGTTCACCATGTGGGTTCAGTCCAACAACCCCGAAGCAAGTTATCCGGATAATGAGGGACTGGCTGCCATCATCGCTGGTTTTGGCTTTGGTGCCAACTTCACCCTGGCCGACCCCGTGCTCAAGATGATCTTCAAGAACAGTGGAGGTGCACCGCCGATGGAGCCAGAGCCCGTCGTATTTCCTCCCGAACCCGTGATGTCCCCCATTGTGGAACCCGTCGCGGAGCCATTGGCGGAACCCGAAGTCCAGACAAATAAAATCACAAACACTAATAGTAATGGCAAACAATAGGTCGAAGGATGGTCGCGTGACGGCTTTCACACTTTTGTTCGCATTTGCAGTGGTTCTCGCTGCCTACCTCTCAGGTCCCGAGAATAACTTTTGGATGGCTCCCGGTGCCGTCATGTATATGGTGCTTCTTTTGGCGATCGCCATCCCCCAGTGGCCGGCCGTCGGCGACGACACCAATCTCAACAAGAACTTTGCTGTAATCATTGCGCTGTTTTTGGTTCCCACAATAATGGCTCCGGTTTTAGGCATCCAGACTAGCACCAACGTCTACAACTATTGGCGGTCTATCATGATTCCCCTCTATGCCGGCTATGCTCTTCAGAAACGCGACATGCCTGGCTCAGGAATCCTGGTCACCTTCTCAACCCCGCTGATCATGATGCTCTCTATGATTTTCAGTATTAATCCTCTACCCAACGTTAAGATCCCCGGGACCAATGTCTCCAACGAGTGAACCCAGATGCGTTCAAACACATATTAAATAATCCAACATAGTTATATAACCCAGGAGAATGGAAGGTACTTTTGATGAAACCATATTTGATCAAAAATATCTTTTTGATTACGAAAATCGCGTAATAACATCTTTGAGAACTGGAAACCCAGTGAAGATAATAGAAAAATATAATTCATACAGTCTAATTGATAATAATAAAATTAGACACATCTTTGGTGCAAATAAAATTTTTGGTCTTACAGCATGTCCGCCACCAGAAGAAGGTGAAGAGTTTTTGACTCTTGATGAATATCCAGATTATGGTTTCTATTACAATAGAACTACTGGAAAACTTCGTGTTTTTAGTAGAAACAGAACAGGCAAGTTTTTAAAGCCATACGGTCAGAGTGGTATCAGAGAAGAATATAAAGGGAAACAGGTAGGAAGATGGGTGGCTATGTTATATCCGAATGAAATTGTTCATCCCTCACCAGAAGATACATCTTATACAATTGATCATATTGATAGAGATCCAACGAACAATAAAATTGAAAATCTTAGATGGGCAACTAAAAACGAACAATGTTTAAATCAATCAAGACAAGTAAAAAATCGCTATATTCAAATATCACCATCAGGACTTTTTAGTGTTGTGATTACAAAAAACAAAGTAACATATCGTAAATGTTTTGGCAAGAATAGATTAGATGAAGCCATAAAATGGAGAGATGAGAAATTAAAGGAACTTGGTATTAAAATTGATCATATAGATAAAGTAGGTGAAAGGGGTAAATCTAATAAATTAATTGAAATTGAAAAACATATAGAAAAAATAAAAAACGAGAAACATAGAAATATTAGAATAAGTAATAATAATTTATGTGTTATGATTGAACGAGGCACAAGAAATAATAGAAAACTTTACCAAAAATATTTCCCACGAAATAAATTGGATGAAGCAATCGCATGGAGAGATGAAGTTGAAAAATCCATTCGGGCTCTTAAAGAATAAAAACACAAGGTAGGTACATTACAATGCCACCCAAATACGAAAAGAAGACCCTTCACCAACACTGTCTGGATAGGAGTGATGCGTACATTGGCTCGTGTCTTCCAGAAGACAGGGATGTGTGGGTTCCACAGGGTGACAAGTTTGTCAAACGTACCGTGCGTGTCTCCCCCGCACTGACCAAGGTTTTCGACGAAATCTTGGTGAATGCTTTGGATCAGAGTTCTCTGAATCCATCCGTTACGAAGATATCCATCGACGTGGATGAATCGGGTAGAATCACCATCGCCAACAACGGCATCTCCATCCCGGTGGTGATCCACGAACAGACGCAGGTCTGGACGCCCGAACTTATCTTTGGACATCTTCTCACTTCTTCAAACTATGATGACTCAGAGGAGAGGACCACTGGTGGGCGCAACGGATATGGTGCCAAGCTGACCAACATCTACTCCAAGGAATTCGAGATCAAAGTGGATGACCCAGATACCAAAAAGTCCTATCACCAAGTCTGGAGGGACAACATGCGCGTCTGTGCCGAACCCAAAATCAAGTCCTTCGCGGGAAAGACAGCCAAGGTGCAGGTCAGTTGGGTGCCTGACTGGGAACGCTTCGGTCTGAAGGGAATCACCAAAGACGTTAGGGACATGTTCATGAAGAGAGCTCTGGATGCCGCAGCATGGGTTCCGACTAAGTGCAAGGTTCACTACAACGGTGAGGTCTTGGCGATCAAGCATCTTCAGGATTACACTTCACGCTTCACCGACCAACCCTTGGCACAACTCAAACAGGATCGTTGGGAGGTGCTGGTATGTTCGTCGGCGGGTGCGGGCTTCAAGCAAATCTCATTCGTCAACGGCATCTGCACCGAGAAGGGAGGTACCCATGTGGATCACGTGGTCAATCAGATTACTTCGGACTTAGCCAAAAAGACAAAACTGAGACCCTCGCAGATCAAGCAGTGCATGTTGGTGGTCGTCAAGGCGGTTCTGGTCAATCCTTCATTCTCCAGTCAGTCCAAGCACGAATGCATGTCCCGCGTGCAGGACTTTGGATCCAAGTTTGAACCCACTTCGGCATTTTTGAAGCAGGTCAAGGGCGTTCTGGAACAGGAACTTTTGGCACAGACCAAAGCTTCCGAGGTTCGTGACCTCAAAAAGACCGATGGTGCCAAGAAGAGCAGGATTTCAGGCATCCCCAAGTTGGACGACGCTAACTGGGCAGGGACAGCCAAGTCCAAGATGTGCACACTGATCATCACTGAGGGGGATTCCGCTAAGGCTCTGGCTATCAGTGGGTTGTCTGTGGTCGGTAGGGATCAGTATGGCGTCTTTCCACTCAAGGGCAAGCCAAGGAACGTTCGGGACTTGGGGTCGAAGGCACTGACCGCCAACCAGGAGTTCTCCGACTTGAAGAAGATTCTGGGTCTTCAGCAAGGCAAAAAGTATTCCGACTTGAGTGAACTTCGCTATGGGAGACTGATGATCATGACCGATGCAGACGTGGATGGTTCACACATCAAGGGTTTGGTCTTGAACATGTTCGACTGCTACTGGCCCGAGTTGATCACCATGGGCTTCGTCGTGAGCATGATCACTCCGGTGATCCGGGTGAAAGGAGGACGGATCAATGAATCCTTCTACTCAGAAAGGGACTTTGTGAACTGGCTCGAGCAGACCTATCAAGGAAGGGTGCCACGCGGAGTCACCATCAAGTACTACAAGGGTCTGGGTACTTCGACTTCAGCGGAAGCCAAGGAATATTTCAAGGATCTTGGACGATTGACCGTGGGATTTGTGGCCGACCAAGAAAGTCAGAAGTCGGTGGGTCTGGCATTTGACAAGTCGCTGGCGGATGATAGAAAGCGCTGGCTTGCCGAACCGTTTCGTGGCGATCCCCTTCCATACGGCAAGGTGACCTCGGTGACCGTTTCAGATTTCATTCACAAGGATCTGATTCAGTTCAGTCACGCAGACATTCGGAGGTCCATTCCAGATGTTCGTGACGGACTGAAGCCTTCACAGCGCAAGGTCATCTACGGGTGCATCAAGCGCAATCTGACATCTGAGGTCAAGGTGGCCCAGTTGTCTGGTTACATTTCCGAGCACACTTCCTATCACCACGGCGAGATGAGTCTTCAAGGAACCATCGTGGGGTTGGCGCAGGACTTTGTGGGGTCGAACAACATGAATCTGTTGGAGCCATGTGGTCAGTTCGGAACTCGTTTGGCTGGAGGTTCGGATCACGCGAGCGCCAGGTACATCTTCACGCGTCTGTCCGGTCACGCCAAGGTCTTTGATGAGAGGGACAATGCCTGTCTGACCTACCTCAAGGACGACGGGAAGCCCATCGAACCGGAATACTACCTGCCCACGCTGCCCATGATTCTGGTGAACGGCGCGGAGGGTATCGGAACGGGCTTCAGCTGCAAGGTGCCTCCGCACAATCCTGTGGACGTCAAGGAAAATCTGAAACGGTTCATTCGTGGCGAGTCACTAAAGCCGATGAAACCCTGGTTCCGTGGATTCAAGGGGTCCGTCGCGGCTTCGGACGAAGGCATCTGGACGCTCAAGGGTACGTGGCAGGCGAGTGGCGACAAGGTCGAGGTCACCGAACTCCCACCTGGCACGTGGACCCAGACCTACAAGGAGTTTCTGGAAGGGCTTGTTGAGAAGAACGTCATCAAGAACTACAGCAATCACAGTACGGAGGAGGATGTCCGTTTCGTGATCACCGGCTACAAGGGATCTGCGCCAGAGAAGGATCTCAAGTTGACTTCGACGATCCGAAGCACCAACATGTATCTTCATGGACCCAATGGGATTGAAAAGTTCGACACGCCCTTGGACATCCTCAGGACCTATGCAACCGAGCGGATGGCACTCTACGACAAGCGCAAGAGGTATCTGGTGACCACTTTGGCGAAGCGTTCCGGGATGGCGATGGACCGCGCCAACTTTGTCAAGGGCATCCTCGACGGATCCCTCAGGGTCATGGGGCTGAAGAAGGCAGACGCCGAGGAGAACATGCTCAAAAAGTTCAAAAAGGTCGACGGAAGTTTCGAGCATCTCTGGGGTCTGAAGACTTCGCGCTACACCCAGGAGGCGGTGCAGGAACTCATGCAGGAAGCTAGGGTCCTACTGGACGAGTTGAAGCGGATTCAGGGGATGACCACCAAGGACATGTGGCTCGAGGATCTAAACCACTGAGGCAACCGAGGCTCTGGTAGGTCTTGCGCTCTGTTCTGCTTGTGGCAGACTTCTCCACCTATTGGTGGCTTTGTTCAGCAAGTTGGTCCATCGGGTTGTATGTTCCTGAACACTTTCATCATTTACTCTTTCAGAACTTGAATATATTTTGAATTTTCCATTTGCCATTTCAGGTCTCGCCAACTTATTCTGTGGATCTTCTTCGTCCATCATTGTCTTGTATTCTTTGATGATATCGCTCGGAACTTCTGGAGCGTGGTCGATGATTTTGTCGTAGTCTTCGCGGACCTTGTGGCAATATTCCACGGCATTCATTCGGTCTTCGGGTTCCAGGGAGAGTTCCAGGGAAACGTCACGGGCCAGGCGACTGAACATCTTGGACGTCTGCATGTTGGATTCGTACTGCTCGCCGCACCTCAGGAACTTGTGGACACTGGCAATCCCGGCAGCCGAAAGATTCAAAAAACTGAATACATACAAAAGTATTTGTGAATTTTCTTCTTCCGAGGAAGCCACCAGAGTTCCCAGCCCAGCCAGGGTGGTCAAGGCGATATTGATGATAGAAAAGTTCGTATGAGAAACGCTGTGGCGTACCGCGCATCTGTGATGGATCCACCGGTACCCCAGAGCCTTTTCGCCCCAGGACTTGATGAGTTTCTCCTGCTTCGGGTGCCAGCTCATGGCATTCTCGATGCGCTTTTGTTTGTCCACCAGGAACTTGGCTTCGAGGTGTTCTATGTGACTTTCATCTTCTGCGTCTGATGCCATCTACTTAAACATTACATTTTAATAAATAGAAATGAAGTTCTCTACCAAGATCGTTACTTTGGAAGACGGGGTCAAGGAGGTTGCTGTTCGTGCGGACGACGGAAAACCTTTGTTGGTTACACTCAAGGGAGCCCAGGTGGACTCTGTGGACGATGAGCTTCTTCTCAAGATTGATGATGAGACCGTGGCACAGTGTGAGGATGCTGTTCTGGCAAAGGCTAAGGAGTCTAAGGTGGCTTGGTTCGGTAAAGAGATCGCAGACTCTCGACTTGAAAGCGCATTTACTTCTTCTTTTTCTCTTGACGAGAATATCTTGAGCGTGCATAAGGCGGAAACGGTCAGGCTGTACGACGCCAAGCGGGTGTTGCTCGAGGACAGGGAACTCGCCAAGGACGATGTGGTCGATGTGGTGGTCCAGCTCCGGTCGGTGCAGTTTCTCCAGAAAAGTTTCGAGACCGAGTGGGTGCTTCATCAGGCCAAATTTAAGGCTGAGCCCAAGCCGAAGAAGGCGGTTGTGGATTTTTCGGATTGTCTTTTTGAGGAAGAACCAGAGTCAGAGGAAGAGGAGGATTTTTTTTAGTAAGTAACATTAAACGATATGAAGGTTAAGATGATGAAGACCGAGACCATGTTGCTTTTGGCTCTGCTCGTTGCCGTGGGTTATTTTATGTGGGCGAACAACGGCGCGATCCGCCGTGCCCTCGGGATGGCTCCCAAGGAGGGGATGATGTACAAGTCCTACTACGAGGGTTCCAATGTGGATGCGTCCATGCCAGCCCCAGTGAACGGTGGTTCTCTTTCAGTGCCCGCCGCGGCTGCCAACGGGATGGGGGTTGCCTCCAGCCTGCTCCCCCGCGATGTGGCGGCTCAGGAGGACTTCGGTGAGTTCGCTCCCGATGACATCCTCAAGGGTCAGAACTACCTGAACCCCCGTGCCCTCATCGGCTACCCCGAGACCGTCGGTGGTGCTCTCCGGAATGCCAACCAACAGATCCGCTCGGAGCCCCCGAACCCGCGCGACCCCGTCACGATCTTCAACACGTCCACGATCGTCCCGGATCAGATGCGCCCCGCTTTCGAGCTTGGTCAGGGTACCGCTTAGATTGATCTAGATTAATACATTTTAGAAACATTCAGGGAAACAACTCTGACTGTTTGTGAATTAAAGAATATACTTAATTTTTTTGCTATGAAGACTGTTGCGTTTGGTGAAAACACTATATCCGAAAGGGGTACAACAGGTTCAGTTCTTGATTACGCTTATTACAATGAAAAGATTCTTGGAAATAAGTCAATCATCATATACGATAAGAACTCCCCAGGTCATAAGAAAGATATGATAGACTATCTCGAAACTATGTTTCCAGTAGTTGCCTCTGATAGTTACAAGGATATTGATGATATAGTAGAAAAATACAAAGTTACACATTTTTATAAAATTAAGTACGGATTCAATGATCATGCATTATCAAAAATAGCAAAAAATTGCGTACACTGTGTATTTTCATGTCATGATCCTCACGGCGACGTATACGCATCTGTTTCCCCCTGGGTGAAGAATACTAATGGTAGATATCCATGCGTACCTCACATGATAAATCTTCCGCAACATGACAGAAACCTTCGCGAGAAACTTGGTATACCGTCTGACGCAACCGTTTTTGGTGGATATGGTGGCAGAGACAGGTTCAGTATAGGATACGCACGTCAAGCGGTTTATAACGTAGCTGTAAGGTACCCAAATATTTACTTTCTCTTTGCAAACTTTGACCAATTCTGTCCAACATTGCCCAACATCATTCATCTGGATACGATATACGGCAAGGAAAACAAAGTGGAGTTCATCAATACATGTGACGCGATGATGTGGGCAAGGGCAGATGGTGAAACATTTGGTCTCGCGATTGCCGAGTTTTCAACAAAGAACAAACCTGTATTTGCCACAAAGACGGGAGTTGATGATGCCCACGTGGAACTCTTGGGCAAAAAGGCCATCTGGTATAATCCACACAACATTGAAACACTTTTGATTTCATTTGATAAGATCAAGGACAAAATCAAAAATGACGACTGGAATGCCTATAGAGACTATGAACCCGAAAAGGTCATGAAGATTTTTGATGAGGTGTTTTTGAATGATGATGAAACAAATAAAGTGGTTTTTAATGAGTTGGAAATTGAATATTTTAAAAATGATTTATTGGCCATAAGTAGTATTGAAAAACAAACAGAATGGGAACCTCATATAACAAAATTTATGGAGATGTGCAATCATAATTTTAAATTAAGTAACGTAATCGACGTAGGTGCAAATTTTGGGTATCATTCTTTAATGTTTTCTAAAAATATAAATGGTAATGTTTATGCATTTGAACCACAACCACAAAATTATAAATTATTGAAAAATAATATTGAAAATAATAAAATTAAAAATATTATTCATTACAATCTAGCATGTGGAAATGATAATTTCAAGGTCAAGATGCCCATTGTGAATACTTCAAAAAAGGTAAACATGGGAGATTTTACACCAAATTACACCAACGAACATTATGAATTAATTGACACAAAAAGTTTAGATGAAATGGATTTTCCAAAAATAGACCTTATAAAAATTGATGTACAAGGATGGGAAAAAAATGTTATAAATGGATCCAAAGAATTGCTAAATAAATATAAACCCATACTCATTGTTGAATTCGAACATCATCAATTAATCAAAACAAATACTTCTTGTGAAGAATTATTCAAACTCATTAGAGACAATAACTACTACATTTTTTATTTAGAATACAAGTATCCTTCTGATCATGTATGTGTTCACAATGATAATCTTGAACACTTTAGAAAAATTATGAAAGATTATATAAAACAAAATACAACTAATAATAATCTAAACAACAATCTTGGTTATGGTGTTACCGAAAAAATAACAACAACGTTTTTGAATTAAAGAAATTGCACCACTGGTAACAAAACTATGTCAGACGGAATGCCGATTAGTGATCAGTTCAAGGAGGCGATTGCCGAACTCGAGGGAATCAAGACTCAATTAACGGAGGCACAAAAGGCAATCAAGGTGCTCAAGGAACGTGAGACCAGTTTGAAGACCTTCATTGGTGGATACATGAAGGCTCAGAAGATCGATGACGTCCAGACGCGTGGCGGCACCAAGGTCACCCAGAAGACGTCAGTCAAGAAGCCGGCGATCACTAAGAAAATCTTAATGGATGAATTACCAAATTATATTGAGGGAGGTCAGGAACGCCTCAACCAGATCATCAAGGAGATTGAGGATAAGTTAGAGCCCAAGGAGACATCAAGCCTTCAACTCAAGTTAAAGAAGAAATCTGAAGAGTAAATAGGTAACCAAAATGGTGGGATCTAATCTTCTTGACTACACCCCAATTGCTTCCGAGCCTCAGGTGATTGAGGATTATGACAATGAGGAAGAGGAAGGCTTTGTGGATCCAAATGAATATGAGTATGAAGATTGGATAGCCTATTACAGCGACGAGTTATGGAATAACTGGGAGTTATACAGAGAACATTGTTACGATAATATGCTTCCAGTGACACTCACGTTTTCCGAGTTTTGTAAAAATGAATACTATTGTTAGATTAAATGTTGGCAATTATTAGATATGGTGCGATTGCCAGACGTGACAAGTACAAAGGTCATTGTTCCAACCGTTCTCTTCGCCTTCCTGTCACCCGCCGTCACGGGTATGGGAGACTTTACAGATCGACTGGGAATGACCTCTGTGTTCGGTATCCTGTATATAATCATTCTTCGTGGGGTGATGAAATTCGTGGTTCGGCCAAGCGAGGTTTATCTCGCATCCGGAATGTACTTTCTTCTGAGCGGAATGACGACCGACCAGACGATGATCATAAGGAACACGTTTCTTTACTGGATCTTATTCGCGGTTATTCGCTCACAAAGTCCTCTCGAGTTCTAAAAAGGATGAAGTATCTCGTCGTGGGTCCCGGTGCCATGGGATTCTATGCCATCCTAGGCACAGTTTATGCTCTCAACAATTACGATAAAACTAAAGATCTTGAAGCAGTTGCTGGATCATCTGCGGGATCCATCGTGGCATTTGGATGTCTGGTTGCCAAGTGGGACATCATCAGACTTTTTAGAATCATTCGAGAGGCTGCTGATGTCAGTTCACTTATGCGACTGAACTTAAAGTCTCTTCTGAACAACTACGGTTTGGTGCCAGCAACCAGGTGGAAAGAGGTGTTCACAAAGATCTGCATGGAGTTGTCCGGAAAGGAAGATTTCACATTTCAGGAACTCAAGGATTGGTGCGGGCTGGACTTTTACGTGTCGGCATACAACATCACGTTGCAGAGGAGTTGTTACTTTTCACATCACACCCATCCTGACATGTCGGTGTCTCACGCAGTCTGCATGAGCATCAGCATTCCATTTTTGTTCGAGTCCGTGGTCTATCAGGGACATCGCTACGTAGACCTGGCAGCATTCGAAACGTGCCCACTGACTCCCTTCATGGGAAAGGACATGGAAGAACTTGTTTCAATTGAACTGGATCCTGAACCCTCGATGGAGAAGCCACCCCACATAGGGTCGTTTGTTGATTTCATACAACACTTTATCACTTCGATTATGAGAAATAGAGTGGTCTATGAAAAGCCTACGATCTACATTAAGATGAAAGAAGGCGAGGCATTTAATTTTTCTATGGACGATGACAAGAAAACGGAACTATTCTATCATGGTTATCTCACCGGAAAGCGGTTTCTCAAGATAGAACACGAAGAATGTCCCTCAGAACCAGAGCGGCAACCCCCACCATGAAGAGGACCACCATGTAACCCAACTCAGAATCCATCACACCCTCGACCTCATAGAACTCCACCCTGTCGGTGGGGAATATTCGGTCAGCAGCTTTCTCAGGAGCCGGCGGTGCCTTGACCGTTTCCTGAGGAAGCCCTCCGTAGGCATCATCAATGGAACAGTAACCTACCATTATTTAATATCAACTAGGAAATTATTTACAATTCAAGTGTCATCTTCCCCTTCTTGCCCCTCTTTTTCTTGGGAGCAGTAACCTCGACGTCCTTGACCGACTCGCCATTCACGCTCACAATGTCTGAGATGTCGTCCTCAATGTTGCCGTCACTTGACGGTCCCGCTGGCGGGCGAATCTCCTCCACGTCGCGGGTCGTGGTGGACTGGGGATTCATGAAATTGGACATCAGCGACGAAAGATCCATGCTTGGTCCCTGGACCTCCCTCCGGGCGACGGGTGGCGGCGGACGAGGATCCACGTTCCTTTCTTGGGCGCTCTTGGCGGTGTTTGCCACGGCAGACATCATGTTCTTGATGAGATCTGGATTCTGCTTAATCACGTCGTTCATCTGGGGCATCGCAGACTTGAACATCGAGTGGGTCAGATGGAACATCGTCGCCGATCCACCGAGCATCATCATCAACTTCAACTCAGGTGCCATCTTCGCCTTACCGCGATATTTGACGTAAAGTTCCTCGAATACATCATCATAGTCATCCACGCCGTCCATCACCGACTCAGACCATCCGTCCAAATGGATGTCCAGAGGATTGTAGCGCTTGTTCAAAAACTCGATTCCAGTCACACAGGCGATGAGCATGCGCCTTTGCATCTTGACAGACTGATCCACCTCGATCGAGTAGGACATCCTCTTGACCTCACCACGGATGTCGTGGATCGACGAGTGCATGTTCAGACGCTCGATGGAACGAATCCCCTTCTTCTCCAGGCGAGTGATCTTATTCAATAGGTCAGCCTTTTCGTCATCGATGGACTTGTACCCAGGAGAAGGCGCTTCGTCATCATAGCCTCCCTCGAGACCAACGCCACCTCCATAGTCATCAAACGCCTCACCATGATCTTCCGGCTCTTCCTGTGGCGGCGGAGGACGTGCCGAAGGCGTCTGCTTCCCGTGGTTGGCAAATGCCATGAATGAAGAAACAGGTGCCTCGACAGGGCGGTCATTCATGCTCGGGTTGTTCGTTCGCTTGCGCTTCGTGGCATCCAGGACGACACCATTGAAAAGATCCTGCTCGTCATTGTCCAGGTCGACCATGATCTCGCTATTATTATCAAGTTCAATCTCGAAATCCTCCATGTCTTCTGGTGTCAGTCTATAAACTTATCATCAAGTCTTTAACGCAGAAAAAAATCAAATGTCTTAGTAAAGAAGTATGATCAGTAGTCAGTTTGCCCTCGTGCTCGTGATTGCCATCGTGGTGCTCATGTACGTCAAGTGCTTCATGGGTATGAAGAAGAGTGGATACAAGTTGTCCCCGGAGCCAGTGGAGGTTGAGCCCATGGTCAGCGGCGATGCCATCACCAAACTTCCTTATAAGCTGGACTGTGTGCCCGGTCCAGGCAAGGATGCCGCTTACTACACCAAGGACCTCACCCCTGGTGGATACTGTGGTGATCAGGCGCTCGTCAGGGATGCCATGTCCTACAAGATCCTCGGCGGTATCGGAGGATCTCTCCTTGAGAAGTAAATTAAAGAGAAGAAAACAAGGGTAAGTACGAAAAACAATGTCTACCGAGGATGTGATGAAGGAGCTTACCGAGATGCGCAAGGAGATCAAAAGTCTCACCAAGTTGGTTCGCAAGATCGCCAAGGTTCAGGATGATCCCGATGGGTCCAAGGCCAAGGAGCGCGCCGCCAACACCGGGTTCAACAAGCCCAGCAAGGTCACCAAGGACCTGACCGACTTCATGGGTCTCGCTGAGGGCACTGAGGTGTCCCGCACGGACGTGACCCGTTTCGTTAAGCAGTACGTCAAGGACAAGGGTCTGTCTCACCCAGAGGATGGACGAAAGATTATTCAGGATGAGCCGCTGAAGAAGCTCCTGCAAACACCTCAGGGAGAGACCCTCTCTTATATGACTTTGCAGAAGCACATCTCCAAGCACTTCATCAAGGCTTAAACAAAAAACGCACCCTAATTTTAGAAAATGATATCCACTCAGGAGGTTGAGGCCATCATCGGCACGAACATCAAAAACATCGATGTGTACCGAAAGGCTTTCAAGCATAAATCTTCTGTTCAACACGATGGCGTCGAGGGTTCCTATGAAACGTTGGAATTTATGGGCGACTCCGTGTTGGGCTTTATTGTCACCAAGTACTTGTTCGATAGGTACGAGAATCTGCAGGAGGGATTTCTAACTCGTGCGAGAACAAAGAT